CTAATACAGGCGGTGGTGGTGGCGGTGCTTCTGTAGGCGGCAACCCATCAGGTGCTGGTGGTTCTGGTATTGTTGTAGTCAGGTATCTAAACACTGCAGGTACTGTATCAAGACACACCGTTACAGCAAATGGTCATACTAAAAAGATTCGTGGTGATAACCTAAATGGTTCGGGCAAGAATGTTGTAGCACTTACATCGGGTTCGGGTAACTGGAATTGCCCTGTGGGAGTAACATCAGTCGAGGTTCTAGTAGTCGCCGCCGGTGGCGGTGGTGGCGGACTCGGAGGTGGCGGTGGTGCTGGTGGTGTTGTCCATCACACATCAAAAAGTGTAACGGCAGGAAATAACTACGCATACTCAATCGGTACTGGTGGAACAGGTAACTCTTATAATGGCGGTGTTGCGGGGTCTGGTGCTAATACAACATTTGATAACATTACTGCCGTAGGCGGTGGTGGTGGTTCTGGGCAAAGTCCTGCTGGTTCCGCCGGCGGTTCAGGTGGTGGTGGTAATGGTGGGTATGCGTCAGCTGGTGGTTCTGGAACTCAAGCAGATTCCGGTGGAGGCACAGGCTACGGCAATAACGGTGGTGCTGGTTTCGGTGGTGACTACTTTGGTGGTGGTGGCGGTGGCGCAGGTGCTGCCGGTGGTGCTGGTAATAGTCCAACTGGAAAAACTGGTGCCGGTGGTGACGGTAGATACTTTGCCACTTTCAAAAACTATGGTGACGGTGGATACTTTGGTGGAGGTGGTGCCGGTGGTGGTGGCACTAGTACATCCACAGGTGTAGCTGGTATTGGTGGTGGTGGCACAGGGTCATGTGGCGGTGCTGGTGCTGGACGAGGCGAAGATGGTACTGCTAACACAGGCGGTGGTGGTGGCGGTGGTGCTAACGAGACTTCTTCAAACGAACGAGGCGGTAACGGTGGCACAGGTGTCGTTCTCATTGCTTGGTCATACGATAAAGGTGATGATTCCTCTATCAAGTTTGATGGCACAGGGGACTATCTCAGTGTCGCAGATTCAAGCGACTGGTCATTTGGAACAGGTAACTTCACTCTTGAGACTTGGGTGCGCTTCAATGACAGCGCGGGAAGTGAAAACCTATTTAGCCAATATCAAGACTCCTCACACCGATGGTATTTAAGTGCTGATCTGACGAACAACAAATTAAGTTTTTACGATGCCGGAAGTAGTATGGACGTTGAGCAGACAGTCGTAACGTGGGTGGAAAACACTTGGTATCACGTTGCCATGGTCAGAAATTCTGGAACTGTGACTTATTATGTTAATGGTACAGCGTACACAATAACCGGAACAAACCCCAACGGGAACATCACAAGCAACACTGGTGCATTGCAAATTGGTAGGTACAACACTGGGGATGACTTAAACGGCTATATGAGCGATATTCGGATATCCAATAGTGCAAGATATACTTCAGCATTTACCCCAAATACAGCTACATTTACCGCAGATGCAAATACAAAACTTTTGATTTCTGCTGACGGGTTTACTGGTCTTGGTTCTGATAGTTCTGGTAACTATAATTATTTCACACCTACGAATGTTGGTACACAGGATCAGGTCCTGGACAGCCCCACGAATAACTTTTGTACGTTGAATCCTTTAGATGGTTTCAATAGCATGACTGCTACTGAAGGAAATTTAAGAGCGAATACTAACTCTGGAAGTGATCCTAAGATAAATGCCACCTTCCAAATACCGCAGTCGGGTAAATGGTACTGGGAGTTTGTGGATCAGCATGGACTCTCCATAATGGTGGGTGTAATTGACCAAATTAATTCGGGAAATATTTATGGTAACAATAACTCCGCTATATATTCTTCTGGTCTAGGAACAAAATATAACTTTTCGTCTGTCTCGTCTTATGGAGCAAGTTGGACTACTGGCGACATAATTGGTGTAGCAATCAATAGAGATGATAACGAAATTACATTCTATAAAAATAACTCTTCCCAAGGGACATTCACGATAGGTGGAACAGTCGCTCAACGAGCCAGATTAATTCCGGTGATTGGTACTGGAACTGGTGGCACTGGTGGTGGAACCTTTAACTTTGGCCAAGACAGTTCTTTTCATGGCACAAAGACAGCACAAGGCAATTCAGATGGTAACGATAACGGGGATTTCTATTATGCGCCACCTACAGGATACCTTGCGCTTTGTACGAATAATTTATCGGACCCAAGTATTGAATTGCCGGGAGATCATTTTAATACAGTTCTTTATACTGGCACGGGTTCCAGTGCAACAAATGCGATAACCGGCGTTGGTTTCACACCAGATTTGATTTGGCTGAAAGATAGGTCCACAACAACACATCATGGCGTATTTGATACCATTAGAGGTACTGGTCAACGATTAATAACTAATTCTAACGGCGGAGAAGATACTCAAGCATCAATGCTGTCTGCTTTCGGTACTGATGGTTTTACGACTAGTGACCATCATAATACAGTTAATAATTCCCATGTAGCATGGACCTGGAAAGCTGGTGGCACACCAACAGCAACTAACTCCGCTGGTGCAGGAAATACGCCAACTGCTGGTAGTGTAAAGATAAATGGTTCTAATCTAGGATCAGCATTAGCTGGAACTATACAAGCAATAGAATTATCTGCGAATACTGAGGCTGGTTTTTCTATGGTTAAATTTGCTGGTACTTCAAGTCAAACAAATACTGTTGCTCATGGGCTGTCACAAGCGCCTGAAATGATTATTGTCAAAGGTACAAGTTCAACACAAGAATGGTCTGTATGGCATGATGTTTTTCCAGTTGATTCCGTTATCTATTTGGATAGTAGTGGAGCTGCAGGACTTGGAAATAATAATGGTAGGTTTGATGTTCTTCCTACTGCTTCTGTATTTACTCCTGGTGACGCACAGAATACTGGTGCCACTGGTGTTACTTATATAAGTTACTGCTTCCATTCCGTAGAAGGCTACAGCAAGGTAGGTAGTTACGAAGGTAATGCTAACGCTGACGGGACATTTGCCTATACCGGATTTCGTCCTGCTTTTGTTATGGTTAAAAACGTAGACACTGGTGGAATAAATTGGTACATCCAAGACAACAAAAGAGCTTCTTATAACCCTGTAGAGGCAATTATTGCACCAAATACTAATGGCGCAGAATTTAATAATGGAACGGATTGGATGGACTTTACCTCTAATGGATTTAAATTGAGGTATAACGGTGATCCTTATAACGCAGCAGCAACTTACATCTACTTGGCCTTTGCCGAATCACCATTCCAAACCTCCAATGCTAGATAAATAAAATCTTATAAATAGTTGAAAGCAACTAAAAGGGTGAATGCATGGCAACTATTAGTAACTTGGCGATAGACCAATATTCCGATTTTGCAACTTCTGTAACTGTTAATGCCGGTTCGGCCGACACTACGTTGAATGGTGCAATAACGAATAGTGCGACAACATTGACTGTAAACTCTACAACAGAGTTTCCTACGGCCGGGACATTGATTATAGAAGCCGAGCAAATAACTTATACGGGAAGCACTTCTACAACCTTTACTGGATGTACTAGGGGTGCAAATGATACTACAGCATTGGCACATTTAGATAATGTTAAAGTATCTATGAATGCGGCCGCTCTAAATCTAACAGGTTACTCCGCACAAGCTCAACTACGAAAAACATATTCATCGTCTACATCAACAGCATTTACTTCAACGATAACTGCTGCGACAGACGGTGTGATAGAATTAGCACTAACCGACACAGTTACTGGCGCATTGGACGAAGGACGATATGTTTGGGATTTAGTATTAACAGATGCTGCAGCAAATAAAACTAGAGTTGTAGAAGGCATAGTTACAATACGACCAGGAGTTTCAAGGTAAATGGCAATTACAGCAAGAACATCGGGTAGTGGGGGCACAACAGTTTCCATATCAGACGGTGCAAATACTAGAGTAGTCAAGACTACAGTGGCAGGCGCTCAGGGCATACAGGGTATACAGGGCACATCTGGTGCCGCTGCTACCTTTCTAAATAATATGAATGACGTTGACTCGACAAGTGTAGCTGATGGTTCTGTTTTAGTTTATAAAAGTTCAACATCTAAATGGGTCGCTAAAAATGATTTAGAAGCAGACTCAGGTACCATAACAGTAAGTGGTGGAAATTTTTAAGGGATATAACAAATGGCAACAGTAATTAAAATTAAGAAAAGTACTGGCAGTACTGCTCCCACCGCATTGGGTAATGGTGAATTAGGTTATACTCAGGCGGCAGGAACACAGGCAAACGGTGGTTATCGTTTGTATGTTGGTGCCGGAACTGAGTCTGGTGGTGAAGCAGATCATATTGATGTTGTAGGTGGTAAATATTTTACTGACTTGCTAGATCACGCTCACGGCACACTAACAGCATCATCCGCAATCATAGCAGACTCAAATAGTAAAGTTTCGCAGTTGATTGTTGATAACATTGATATTAATGCAAATACTATTTCCACTACAAATACAAACGGAGATTTGGTTATATCTCCACATGGTAGTGGTGATGTTGATGTAAACTCGTCAAAGATTATCAATTTAACAGACCCGACGGCGGCACAGGATGCAGCAACTAAATCCTATGTTGATGCTACTTCATCTGGACTAGATGTTAAGGGTTCGGTTGTGTTGGCAACAACAGCGGCATTGGCAGCATGTACATATGCTAACGGTTCATCGGGTGTAGGTGCTACACTTACAGCTGATGCAAACGGAGCGTTAAGTGTTGATGGTGTTGCTGTAGTCGCGGCAGATAGAATACTTGTTAAGAATCAGTCAGCTCCAGCACAGAACGGTATCTATACGGTATCGGCGACAGGTAGTGGCGGAGCAGCGTTTGTTCTTACAAGAGCAACAGACTCAGACACTTCAACAGAGTTTAACTCTGGAGCATTTGTTTTCGTAGAGAAAGGAACAGCAAACGCCGATAACGGTTATGTGATGACTCAAGATACTACCATTACGTTTGGTAGTACTAGCATTACATTTGACCAGTTCTCAGGCGCTGGACAGATTAGTGCAGGTAATGCTCTAACAAAATCTGGCAACACTATGCACGTTGCTGTAGATGATAGTTCTATTGAAGTATCATCCGATGCATTACGAGTCAAGAGTAACTGGGTTGGACAGAATAGTATTACAACGCTTGGAACTATTACAACTGGTGTGTGGACAGGTACAGCGATAGCAGATGCTCAAATTGTAAATGCTCTAACAATCAGTGGTGGTTCAGTAGATGGTTCAGTAGTTGGTGGTACAACACCAGCAGCTGGTACGTTTACAGCACTGACTGCAAACGATTCTTTAACAGTAAACGCTGATGTTACTATCGTAGGTGACACAACAGGTAATGTTACTTTAGGAGTCAAGGGTGTAGGTTCACAATCTGCTGACTTGTTTCTAGTAGAACAGAGTGACGGTACAGATGTCTTTGCTATCACAGCAGCTGGTGTCATTGATACTGGTACTTGGGAAGGTACAGATGTTGGAGTAGCACATGGTGGTACAGGACTTTCGGCAGTTGCTAAAGGTTCATTACTCGTAGCTAACTCTGCAAACACACTATCGGCGCTTGACGGTGGCGGGTCTAACGACGGCGTTGCTTTTTACACAGCATCAAGCGATACTATCTCTTGGGCGACATCATTGGACGGCGGAACTTTCTAAATGGCGGTTTCAATATTACCTAAAAGGTCTCACAGTGCGGGGAATACACCTGATACTAGTGACCTTATAGCAGGCGAGTTGGCTGTAAATACTGCCGACCAAAAAATATATCTTCGTGATGATAGTAACAATATAGTTACTGTTGCTACTAAAGGACAGACTGCGGCTGAAGTCACTGCAACAGCAATGGCTTTAGCAATAGCATTAGGATAAGACATGGCAACACCAAACTCAAAGGCTACACTAAAAGAATACTGTTTACGAAAACTTGGAAAACCTGTCATCGAGATAAATGTAGATGACGACCAAGTAGACGACCGTTTAGATGAAGCATTAGAATATTTCTCTGAGTTCCATTTCGATGGAGTGGAGAGAATGTACCTAAAGCATCAATTGACTACTGATGATGTCAATAGGTCGAAAGTGGCTGCTGACATCGAAATAGCGAGCACTGATGGTGGCACTACGGCCACACACATACCAACGACAACTACTAACGGTGCGTTGTCGGCATCTGGAACTAGCGTTACGCTTACAAGCGCAACTTCATTCCCGGCGACTGGTACTATTACTATTGCCACAGATGGAACTAATGCGGCAGAAGATGTAGCATACACAGCCGTTAGTGGTAACGTATTGACAACCGCTGCGTTGGCAAGAGCTCATTTGACTGGTTCTGCTGTTACTCTAAAAGTAGCATCTACTTGGAAACAGAATCAGGGTTATATCCCCATACCCGATTCTGTTATGTCTGTAACAAACGTATTCCCGTTTAGTGATAACGCTAGTATGAATATGTTTGATGTTAGATATCAACTAAGATTGAATGACTTATATGATTTTTCTTCAACGTCAGTAGTTCATTACGAAATGACTATGAACCATCTAGACTTTCTTGACCACATTCTTGTTGGTGAGAAACCTATTAGGTACAATGTACACAATAATAGACTGTATATAGATATGGACTGGTCAAATGATATGGATGTCGGTGAATATTTTGTAATAGAATGTTATCGTAAACTAGATCCTACAGTTTGGACGAATGTATATAATGATTTCTTTTTGAAAAAATATGCAACACAACTCATAAAAAAACAATGGGGTGCAAACCTTATTAAGTTTAATGGAGTACAGATGTTGGGTGGAGTCACAATGAACGGTGAGTTAATATATACTCAGGCGCAAGAGGAAATTCTAAGATTGGAAGAAGAAATGCGTTTGACTTACGAGATGCCTATTGACTTTGCTGTAGGTTAACCCATGCCAACGTCAGTCTATTTCGACAAAGGAACTTTCGGAGAACAGAATCTCTATGAAGATTTAATCATAGAGCAGTTAAAGGTGTTCGGCCATGATGTTTATTATATGCCTAGAACACTAGTCAAAGAAGATAAGTTATTTGGCGAAGATGTTTTATCTCAATTCAACAACGCATATAATATAGAAATGTATATGGAAGAAGTTGAAGGTTATGGCGGAGATAAAGAACTTATATCCAAGTTTGGATTGGAAATACGGGATGAGGTAAACTTTGTTGTTTCTCGTAGAATATGGGAACAGACTGTTAGCAATGATCCTAATATCATTGTATCAGCTCGACCTAACGAAGGTGACCTAATATATTTTCCTAGAATTCAAAAGATATTTCAGATAGACTTTGTTGACCATGATGACCCATTCTTTCAGGTAGATAACCTTCCTGTCTATAAGTTATCTTGTTCAACATTTGAATACTCGCATGAAGCTATTGATACTGGTGTTACAGCAATAGATGCGATAGAAACAGAAGCAAGTCTAGATGCACTATTCTATCAGTTTACTTTGGAACAACCTGGTACCCTTAACGAATATATGGGTCTGGAAGATGCTCTTGGTTATGTCGACCTTGAAACAGCAACAGACTCTGGATATCTTGTTTCAGAAACAGATACATATAACGGCAACATGATTATGGAAACTGGCGAATACATAGTCAACGAAGAATATGTTATAGACACAATTGATGCAGAAGCCAAGAACGAATTTATTGAAACTGAGGCAGATAAGATTATGGACTTTACTGAAAAGAACCCATTTGGCGAGCCCTCATCTTTAGGAGGAATATAGAATGTTCGGTAGTACTTATTCACATGATATTTTACGAAGGACTATAGTTGCCTTCGGTACACTTTTTAATGATATTCATATCATTCGTAAGGATGCGGCTGGTAAAGAACAACAGTCATTAAAGGTACCTTTGGCCTATGGACCAAAGCAAAAGTTTCTTGTAAGATTAAGAGATGATGCTGATTTAGCAAATGCTACTGCATTGACTCTACCACGTATAGGGTTTGAACTAAATGGTATTGAGTATGATGGTGAAAGAAAACTGAATAAACTTGCCAAAGTCAAAAAAATAAAAGGCACCAAAGGCACACAGATGGAAAGTGTTTATAGTCCTGTACCATACAATGTTAATTTTGAAATGTTTGTTATGGCAAAGAATAGTGATGACGGTGTACAGATTGTTGAGCAGATACTTCCGTATTTTCAACCAGAGTATACTGTTACCCTGAGAGCTGTAGACTCTATGGATATCAAACGAGATGTTCCTATAGTTCTTACAGGCACTGCTTACGAAGATACTTATGATGGTGACTTTACAACAAGACGAGCTATCATATACACCTTGTCGTTTACAGCAAAAACATATATGTATGGGCCTGTTACAACATCTGAACAGATTACAAAGGTGTCTGTTGACCAGTATGCAGACCTCAAAGAGAAAACACCTCCAAGAGTGCGGCAGTATACTGTGTCCGCAGTCCAGACGGACAGTGCGTCCGAAGATGATAACTTTGGTTTCAATGAAACAATAAGTGAGTGGGTGAATGAGTAATTTAGATATGACTATTAGTAAGGCCCTCGGCATCGTAAATAAAGATGTTGTAAAGGACGTGTTGCATCCTTATGAACCTAAGGCAATTATACCTCGGCCGAATGAGCCTGAAGATATGGATTCTGACTATAAGTATAGTAGGGAGAATTTCTACAATCTTATAGAGCGTGGTCAGGATGCCATTGATGGTATACTGGAGATTGCCAAAGAGGGTGAACACCCCAGGGCATATGAAGTTGTTGGACAGTTAATAAAAAATGTATCGGAAGTAACAGAGAAGTTAGCCGACCTACAAGATAAAATGAAAAAGTTGAAAGAGGTGCCGGAGACAGGTCCGAAGCACGTAACTAATGCATTATATGTGGGGAGCACAGCTGAACTTCAAAAGTTATTGAAGGATAAGTAGTGAGTCGTGAAACCCTTGCCTATAAAGGCAATCCCAATCTAAAGTCTGCTGGCGTTGAAGTTTCTTTTACAGAAGAAAATGTAAAAGAGTTTATCAAGTGCAGTAAAGACCCTGTTTACTTTATAGAAAACTATGTAAAGATAGTGAGTATTGATGAGGGTCTTATTCCCTTTGGTCTGTATGAATTTCAACGTGATATGATAGGGACATTTCATAATAATAGATTTTCAATTTGTAAACTACCAAGACAGTCAGGTAAATCTACTGTCTTACTTGCATATCTAGTCCATTACCTTATTTTCAATGAGACTGTAAACGTAGCAATACTTGCCAACAAGGCAGCGACGGCTAGAGATTTGTTATCTAGATTTCAATTGGCGTATGAGCATCTACCAGAGTGGATGCAACAAGGTGTCATTGCATGGAACAAAGGTTCTCTGGAGTTGGAAAATGGATCTAAAATTATTGCTAGTTCTACTTCTGCTTCTGCTGTTCGTGGGGGTTCTTACAATCTTATTTTTCTCGATGAGTTTGCATTTGTACCACAGAATATCGCCGAACAGTTTTTTTCATCGGTATATCCTACAATTTCTTCTGGGCAAACCTCGAAAGTAATTATCGTGTCTACACCACACGGTATGAATATGTTTTATAAATTGTGGATGGATGCTGTAAACGAAAAGTCTAGATTTAATGCTATCGAAGTTCATTGGTCCGAAGTGCCTGGACGTGATGATGCCTGGAAAGAGCAAACTATTGCTAACACATCAGAGCAACAGTTTCTACAAGAGTTTGAGTGTAGTTTCCTAGGGTCTATTGATACTCTTATTTCTCCAACCAAACTGCAAGTAATACCTACGTCAGATCCCATATCAAGTAATGGTGGTTTGGATGTTTATGCACAACCTGAAAAGAGACATAACTATGCTATAACAGTTGATGTTGCCCGGGGTGGAGCAAATGACTATTCTGCATTTGTAGTTATAGACATAAGCCAGATACCCTATAGGTTAGTAGCGAAATATCGAAACAATGAAATAAAACCTTTAGCACTACCAGAACTAGTGTATAAGGTGTGCAGGGCCTATAACGATGCCCACGTTATGGTAGAGATAAATGATGTTGGGGCACAGATAGCAGATGCGTTACATTACGACCTGGAATATGAAAATGTTATTATGACACAGATGCGTGGGCGTTTGGGTCAGATAGTGGGTTCAGGTTTCGGTGATAAAGCAACTGACTTGGGTGTAAGAACAACAAAGTCCGTCAAAAAAGTAGGTTGTTCAAATTTGAAACAACTTATAGAAGGTGATAAACTTATTATATCAGACTTTGATATAATCGTAGAGTTATCAAACTTTGTTTCTAAAGGTGCATCTTTTGAAGCGGAAGAAGGTGCTACAGATGATTTGGTGATGTGTCTTGTTTTATATTCTTGGTTGACAGACCAAAACTATTTCAAGGAACTAACCGACGATGATATTCGTAGACGTTTGTATCAAAGTCAACAAAAAATGATAGAAGAAGATATGGCACCATTTGGGTTTATGGATGATGGTACAAATTTTTATGAGGACCAACCATTTACAGATGTGGATGGAGACTATTGGACCCCAACTAAAGTGCCGTCAGGATCAATATAATGAGTAAAAAAGAAAAGATAAAACAACTTATTGAGGGTCAAAAGACTTTCATACAAGAAATAAATAACCACGGATATGAAGAAAAAGATTACTGGTTAGAGCAGGGTGAGTATCGAAGAATTCAACAAACCTTAGCAAAAGAAATTCATAATGAAGCGCATCGAGAGTATCTAGGTGAGTATCAATCCAAATCAGTTATAGCAGATATAACTGCTCCTGGTGGATGGTTAGAAGAAGATGAATAGTGTTTTCTTTTTGATTTATTTGACCATTACACAATCAGGTTCGATTGGAATGCAAATAGAAGATAAGTATTTCCCCTCCTTAGACAGATGCCATAGTTATATGGAAACAGTCTTTCTACCAGATTTCATAGAGAAGAAACGCACTTGGAATTTTTACAGTTCCAAATACAGAGTACTGATGAAAGATTCCGAAGATGGTTCTATGAGGACTTATATGAGTTGTGTAGAGAAACCAGAAATGCCTTGTGGATATTCTTGGCCCTGTGGCGAAATAGAGATACCCGACCCCAAAGATGATATACGGGGTTAGATGTAGAACGGTAACTCTTGATTAGTTATACGGGCGTGTTCTATACGGCCGGCACAGTTTTTACAAACTACTCTAGACTCGTTCATTAGTTTATCTGCATCTTTTCGTTGTTCTGTATTGGAAGCCCAACGAGTATAAAGAGAATGTATTGTAGTGTGGTGAGGATACCAACATAATACTTCTGGTTCAGATTCTCCACAACCACATTGTAAGTTTTCAAAAGTTTTTAGAAATTTTATATGTCTTGTCTTGCCACGCATGATGGGGATCTCTCCTGTATCTTTTATTTATACACATCATGCGTCATGTGTTGAAAATCAGGTATTTTATAAATAAACATGAAAATCGAAAAAAGTGATTCTGTCTTACAGGAAGAAGCCTGCTTTGATGGCTTCGATACATTATAAACTTACAGGAGAAATAAACAAATGGCAACACTCGTTTCACCGGGAATCCTAGTACAAGAAAAGGATCTTACCGGTATCGTAACAGGTGACGCGTCTACAACTGGTGGTATTGGAATAGTTTCCGAGAAAGGTCCTGTTGAAGAAGTTGTTACCGTAGGAAATGAAAGTGAACTAGTAGAGGTTTTTGGTAAACCCAACGCCAGTACTTTTGAATGGTTCTTTACTGCCGCTTCTTTTTTGAAGTATGCTAATACTTTGAGAGTTGTCCGCTTTTCAACTGGCATGGTGAATGCTTGTGAGAGTGGAACGGCCATCTTGGTAAAGAACACAGAAGATTGGACAGCCAACTATGCAGACGGTTCTGCTAACATTGGTCCGTGGGTTGCACGGTCGCCTGGCTCTTGGGGTAACAACCTCAAAGTATGGCAGTGCCCTAGTGCTACAACTTATGAGCAACACTTGGGTGCATCTCAGAGAGTCAACGGTGCTTTAGCAGAAGGTGCTACAGCCGTCGTTATGGACGATGTTGATGCTTCTGGTCTAGCTGTCGTAGTAAACGACATTATTGCTTTTACATCTGACGCCGCTGGTGCAACACCAGTTACAGGTCATGAAGGTAAAGAGTATATCGTTACAGCAGTAAACACAAGTACAAACACATTAACCATCAAACAGCATAATGTATTCTCGACAAAGGGTCTGGCAGCTGCTGTTGCTGATGATAGTTATGTCACACGCCGATGGCGTTGGTATGAGGAGTTCGCTGGAGCGCCTGGAACATCTACGGATGTCTCTAGTAAAGGTGGCGCTGGTGATGAAATGCACATTATCATTACTGATGAGAATGGTGGCCTTACAGGCACAACAAACCAGATTCTAGAGAAATGGTCACACGTTTCTAAAGCGTCTGATGCAAAAACAGATAGCGGTGATAACAACTATTATGTCGATGCTCTCTATAATGGTTCTCAGTATATTTTCTGGATGGATCATAACGCTGCTGGCACCAACTGGGGTGCAGGTGGAACGGCTACGACATTTACAAATGTTATTCCGTCTGACGAATCTTCATTGGCCAGTGGTACAAACGACTATGTACCTACAAACGGTGAAAAGATTGCCGCGTATGACTTGTTTGACAATGACCAAGAACCAGTTAGTCTGATGATTGCTGGACCTGGTGATGCAACACACGTTACAAACCTTATCGACATTGCTGAGAAGCGGAAAGACCTAGTTGTCTTTGCTTCACCAGAACGTGCTGACGTTGTTGGAGTTTCTAACTCTTTCACACAGACAAACAATGTCAAAAACTTCTTCCTCAACCTAGCAAGCACATCTTATGCTGTGTTTGACAGTGGTTATAAGAAGATGTATGACAAGTATAACGACCAGTATCGTTACATTCCTTTGAATGGTGATACGGCTGGTTGTACTGCAAACGCTGAGTTGGTTGCAGAAGCTTGGTTCTCACCTGCTGGACTGAATCGTGGTAATATTCGTTCCGCAGTTGGCCTGGCTTACAATCCTTCACAGACGCAACGTGATACTTTGTATCGTAACCGTGTCAACCCAGTATGTACCTTCCCAGGTGAAGGAACATTGCTTTGGGGTGACAAAACAGCTCTGGCTCGTAATAGTGCGTTCAACCGCATTAACGTCCGCCGCTTGTTCAACTATCTTGAAGATGCTATCGAAAGAGCCGCCAAGGCAGTTCTCTTTGAGTTCAATGATGAGTTTACCAGAGAGCAGTTTGTCGGTATGGTAGAACCCTTCCTCCGTGATGTACAGGGACGAAGAGGTCTTACGGACTTCCAGGTTGTTTGTGATGAAACAAATAACACGGGTCAAGTGATAGATGCAAATGAACTACGGGCTGATATCTATATCAAACCTGCACGGTCCATTAACTTTATCACACTTACATTTGTCGCAACACGCACTGGCGTTGACTTTGCAGACGTTATTGGATAATAAAGGAGAAAATAAGAGATGGCAAGACTATCAGATTTTGTAGGAGCTCTGAAAGATGGTGGAGCAAGAGCTAACCAGTTTGAAGTAAATATTACTGGCGGCCCTGCAGCACTGCTGACTTCTTCTCAAGACTTCAAATTCCTTTGCAGGTCGACAACAGTTCCGGCACTTACGATGGGAGAAATTGCAGTACCCTATCGTGGTCGTCAGATTTTTGTGGCAGGTGATAGGACTTATGATACTTGGACTGTAGGAGTTATCAGTGACCGGGGTATGGTTATGAGGTCTGCTTTTGAACAGTGGCAGGCCTTCTTGGGAGACATTGGTGGAACTACTAATCGTAGTGCTATTGGTGAAAACCCAGCTACATACTACGGTACAGCTTTAATCAAACAGAAAGACCGAAATGATGACACCTTGAGGGTTTATACGTTGTATGACGTTTGGCCTACATCGGTGGATGCTATGGAGTTTAACTATGAAACAAATGATACATTGATGGAATTCAGTGTAACATTCCGTTTTAATCACATGACTATTTCAGGAGCTCCAACAGGACAACTGGGTAACTCAGGTGCCGGTGGTGGAGTATCTTTATAACGGCCTTGGGTGGATAAAGTAGTTGAGTTGTAAGTGATATAAATAGTTATACTATGGCAGAAATATTTGGTTTTACAATCAAGAAGGCGGAGGCGGGCAAGGCGAAAAGCTTTGTTCCGCCAACGTCTGATGACGCGGCCTTAGAAATTGGTAATGCTGCGGGCTTTTTTGGTCAATATTATGGTGCAGAAGCAACACCTAAAAATGATTTCGACCTTATAAAGAAATACCGCATGACTTCGGAACACCCCGAAGCCGACCAAGCAATCGAGGATATTGTCAACGAGGCTATTGTGGCCGACGGTGATGAACCCTCAGTTTCCCTATCTTTAGATTTTGTTAATGTTTCCCCTGCAATTAAGAAAAAGATTCATGGTGAGTTTGACCATATTCTTAAACTACTGCATTGGAATTCTAAAGGACACGAAATCTTTAAACGATGGTATATTGATGGACGAATTTATTTCCATAAGATGGTAGACCTAGCTGATACCAGCAAAGGCGTTACGGAAGTTCGTTACATTGATCCTAAAAACATCAAGAAAATTAGGGAAGTAGATAAAGAGTACGCAAAAGGAAACGTTGCGTCTGGAATCGAGATTGTTGGAAAGGTACGGGAAGCATTTTTATACAACGAGGACGGATTATACCCCGCATTCGCCGGCAAGGGACAGGGTGGATCAGGTCAAGGCATTGAAGTTTCAGTAGATAGCGTCATATATGTAACCTCCGGGTTATATGAACCCACATCAAACCAAGTTTATTCTTACCTACACAAAGCTATTAAACCCGTCAATCAGTTGAGAATGATTGAAGATGCGGTAGTCATCTATCGTATTTCACGGGCGCCAGAGCGTAGAATATTTTATATTGACGTTGGTAACTTACCTAAACAAAAGGCTGAACAATATCTGAAAGATATTATGAATCGTTATCGTAATAAGTTGGTTTACGATTCATCTACAGGTGATGTTCGTGATGATAGACAGAAGATGTCTATGCTGGAAGACTTTTGGTTACCCAGACGAGAAGGTGGTCGAGGCACAGAGATTACCACACTCCCTGGAGGACAGAACTTAGGCGAGTTGGAAGATATAAAATACTTTCAGAATAAACTATATCGTTCACTTAATGTTCCTCTCTCAAGAATGGAATCAGACTCAGGGTTCAATTTGGGTCGTTCCACAGAGATTACGAGAGATGAAGTTAAGTTTACAAAATTCGTAGGTAAACTCAGGAGAAAGTTTACAGATATATTCCATGACCTACTCAAAACTCAGTTGATATTGAAACAAGTAATTACACCTGAAGATTGGGAAGTTATGAAGGAACAAATCACTTACGATTTTCTACAGGACAATCATTTTTCAGAACTTAAAGATATGGAGATACTGGGTGAACGTATCGACCATGTTGATAGACTTGCAGATTATGTTGGAAAGTATTATTCTCACGAATGGATACGGAAAAATATTTTACGTCAGTCTGAAAAGGAGATAGAAGAAATTGATAGTCAAATAGAAGATGAGAAGGAATCTGATCCTGAAGATGGTGAAAGTGACGCATTTTTATAAATAGATGAGGAAATAATATGACTGAAACAACAACTACAGTTCAACCGGAAGTAAGTGACCTTATTAAGGCAGTTGCAAATGGGGATACTGTGACCGCAGGCAATACCTTTACGGATATTATGGCTGCGAAAAAACAGGCGGCATTAGATATACGCAAACAAGAGTTTGCTGCACAAATATTTGATGTTCCTGTTGAAGTAGAAGAACCAGCAACTGCGGAGGAGCCTGCAGTAGAGGAAGAGTAAAATGAAACTCATAGCAGAGACAACTGAAAATATTGAATTTGTTACAGAAGCCGCCGATGGTGGTGGAAAGAACTATAAAATTCGTGGTGTATTTCTACAGGCCGATGTAAAGAATCGTAATGGCAGAGTATACCCGTATCCAGTTTTACAGAAAGAAGTAAAACGATACAATAAAGAGTTTATTCAGAAAAAACGGGCCTTTGGAGAGTTAGGACATCCAGATGGTCCTACAGTTAATCTTGAAAGAGTATCGCATATGATAACAGACCTTTATGCCGATGAGAGTAATTTCTTAGGCGAAGCGAAAGTTATGGATACTCCGTATGGAAAAATTGTAAAGAATCTTATAGATGAAGGCGCCCAGCTGGGTGTTTCCTCTAGAGGTATGGGTTCGTTAGAACCAAAAAGTGGTGCGCAGTATGTAAGGGATGACTTTTATCTCGCAACGGCTGCTGATATCGTAGCAGACCCCTCTGCTCCCAATGCTTTCGTGGAAGGCATCATGGAAGGTAAGGAGTGGGTGTGGGACAATGGTATCGTTAAAGAAGTAGACATTGAAAATTATAGAAAAGAAATTGACCGTAAGCGTATAAATCGAGAAGAAGCAACGATGGCTGCGTGGCAAGATTTTGTTTCAAAGTTATAATTTTTATAAATAATAAAAAACGAATATAGGAGTCTAATCCAAAATGTCAGAAGAACTTAACACAAAGTTGGAAGAGCTTCTAGATGCCGAACTAACTGAGGACGAAGTTACCAAGATGGAAGAGGAAATTCAGAAGTTGGATGAGGTTGAAGAAGTAGGCGGGGTCGCTAAGATCAAGCAGACTGGTTCAGCTGCGAAAAAACCTTCCGCCGGTGGTGGCGAGAAATCAGAACTGACCGATGAGTCGGATGACTTGGCCAAAGAGGTCACGGATCCGTCGGATGCCGCGTCTATTGGTAAAGCTGCTGCTAGTAAAATGAGCCCTGCCAAGAAAACGAATCCAGGTAATGGTTCTGAAGCAAAAGTCAGTCAGGGTAGTTCTGCAACTGCTACTCCAGGAGATTCCATGAAACTCGCCGCAGGCGATGAAGTGGATCACGACGGAGAACAACTAGAGGAAGCCCGAATGACCAAGGCAAAAATGCTAGAGGATCTTAAAGCTCAGATTGAAGAGCTTGGAAAACTTAACAAAGCCGATCTTAGTATGGTGCATGAGAAAATCAATGCTGCCATGAAAGGTGAAGCGGAACTTGAGGAAACCAAGGTAGATGCAGAGCTGAAAGAACTAGAAGCACAAAAGAAAGAAATCGAAGAGCGTATGAAAAAGATTTCTGTGAAAGAAGATGTTGAAGCACTTATTGAAGGTGAAGAACTCTCTGAGGAATTCAAAGATAAGGCAGCGACAATTTTCGAGGCGGCGGTAAAGTCCAAAGTCAAAACAGAAATTGAACGGCTCGAAGAAGAATATGCTGAAAGGCTGGAGAGTGATGTTGCTCAAGCTGTTTCTGAGACATCCGATAAGGTAGATTCATACCTTGCGTATGTTGTGGAAGAGTGGATGAAACATAACGAAGTTGCCGTTGAGCATAAACTTAAAACAGAAATCACAGAGAATTTCATTACAGGCCTTAAAGGTTTGTTTGAAGAACACCATATCACTGTTCCGGAAGAGCAGTTTGATATTCTCGATGCTGCTGCGAAGCAGGCTGACGAAATGGAAGCCAAGCTGAACGAGCAGACTGAAAAGAACATCGAACTTTCGACCCGAGTGGCCGAGTTGGAACAGCAGGAAATTCTAGTTGATGTGGCTTCCGACCTAGCGGATACGGAAGTGGAAAAATTTGTTGGACTAGCAGAAAGCGTTGGTTACGAAGGTAGCGAAGATTATCGTGGTAAATTGAACACGATTAAAGAGAGTTATTTTCAACGGACTGTAAAGGAAGACGAAGTTGAGGCAGCACCAGTATATAATGAGTTAGGTGATGTTAGCTCACAGATGGCTGCTTATATGACTGCAATCGGTAAGCAAGAAAAACGTGCGCAGAAATAACAATAACTATAAATAGTACTAAAGTAAATTAGGAGAACTAATAATGTTCAATTCAGAACACCTACAGGAAAAGTGGCAGCCAGTACTAGAGCACAGCGATCTCCCTGAGATCAAAGACGCTTATAAGAAAGCAGTCACAACTGTAATTTTGGAAAACCAGGAACGGTCTATGTCGGAAGACAGGGCTTTCCTAAACGAGGCAGCGCCTACGAACTCCGCAGGTAGCGGCTCAGTGCAAAACTGGGATCCTATCCTCATTTCGTTGATTCGTCGGTCTATGCCTAACCTTATCGCTTATGATATCTGCGGTGTACAGCCTATGTCTGGCCCCACAGGTCTTATCTTTGCGATGAAATCACGCTACACAAGTCAGAGTGGTACAGAAGCATTTATGACAGAGGCCGATACGGACTTTGCCGCTAACGATGCCGCTAACGACCTGCAGTCCGGTAACCATACTGGCGGAGACGTCCTTTCGGATATGTCTGCCCACGTTACAGTCGGCGGTCTGACAACAGCTCAGGTGGAAACCTTGGGTGATGCGACAGCTAACTCGTTTGCCGAGATGGCCTTCAGCATCGACAAAGTGACCGTGACTGCGAAGTCCCGTGCCCTTAAAGCTGAATACTCAATGGAACTCGCTCAGGATCTTAAAGCCATTCATGGTTTGGATGCTGAAACAGAACTTGCGAATATCCTCAGTTCTGAGATCCTGGCTGAAATCAACCGTGAAGTCGTCCGCACAATCTATTCTTCCTCGAAGAATGGTGCCCAGACGAACACAGCTACAGCTGGTATTTTTGACCTTGATACAGATTCCAACGGTCGTTGGTCTGTTGAGAAGTTCAAAGGCATGATGTTCCAGATTGAGCGTGATGCTAACGTCATTGCTCAGGACACACGTCGCGGTAAAGGTAACATCATCATCTGTGATGCCGATGTTGCTTCTGCTCTGTCCATGGCTGGTTTGCTTGACAACGCTTCAGGCCTGTCTAACAACTTGAATGTTGATGACACAGGTTCGACGTTTGCCGGCACACTCAATGGTCGTTTCAAAGTCTATGTTGATCCGTATGCTAACAACAGCACAGCTACTAAGTTCTTTGTTGTTGGGTATAAGGGCACATCGCCTTATGACGCTGGTCTTTTCTATTGCCCGTATGTTCCGTTGCAGATGGTTCGTGCCGTTGGCGAACAGACCTTCCAGCCGAAGATTGGCTTCAAAACTCGTTACGGAATGGTTGCTAACCCGTTTGCCACAACAGATGGCGATGGCGTTATTGACTTGACCAACCCGGGTTCGGGCGCACGTAATATGTACTACCGTCGTGTCCAGGTTGCTAACCTGATGTAAGTCAAAAATTACTCGATATTATAACTATTATAAAGAGTAACATTTGGAGACCCCGCTTCGGCGGGGTTTTCTTTTGCTTGAATCATTATAAATAGTATTATGGCAGATCCGACTTATGATGCGCAACTAAATCTCAACGATGGTAATACTATTAACTCGTTGTCTAGGCAACCTGCGACTATGGATTATGCCCAAAATAGTCAGTTTAGAATTACTTTCCCCAACTATCCAAAGGTAACTTATTTTTGTACTTCAATAACTATTCCCGGGATAAGTTTGACAGCCGTTGATAGACCTACAAGTTTGGCCAATATTCCTATGGTTGGTGATACAGTAACCTATGAAAATTTTGATATGACCTTTATAGTTGATGAGGAACTTGATAACTATAGAGAAATATATGACTGGATGATTAATATTGGTTTTCCCGATAGTCATCAACAGTTCAGAGGACAGGATAGAAGGACCCCTACTGGTGGCCCTAAACGTATTGGTGACCGTGAGTTATATGACGATATAATGATTACTGTATTGAGTAGTAAAAATAATCCTGTAGTGAGACTGCGGTTGTATGAAGCCTGGCCTGTTCAATTAGGTGGTTTGGAGTATACTCAGACTGGTACAGATACAGAATATTTAACCTGCGATGTTTCGTGGGCTTATATGTATTACGACTTCAAATCTATATAAATAAAATTGAGAGGACAGCACGATACAGCCCGAACTGTTTTTAGCTATTTAAAAGAGTAAATTAATAGCAATTTAAGAATTGAATGCGGGTGGGAGGATCTACTGTCCTCTCTTTTTATTATGGAGATATAATGCAGTTTAGTGAATTACAAGCTTTAGTAGAAGTTGATTTAAAAATAGATGATACCGAGTTAGACTTGGAGGCCATTCGGACTCCACAGATACACAGCAAGTATTTAAATTTCTATACACAGTTTACCTTACAGCTCAAGAAGGCTGAGGATGACAGGAAAACTATGTATAGAGATAAGTGGGAATACTATACTGGTAAGGCTCCGGCAGAGGCTTATGCTGAGAAACCGTTTGACTTGAAAGTATTGAAAAATGATGTACAGATGTATATAGAGGCTGATGAGGATTTTCAGTTGTTGAGTCAGAAAGAGGCTTATTTGAAAAGTATGGTTGACTATACAAATCGTACATTACAGCAAATTACAAATAGGTCTTTTACTATAAATAATGCTATAAAATGGAAGATGTTTTTACACGGTGAGTAATGGAAATAAATATTGAGAAGTTCAATGAAATCTATATCCGAATACAATGCGAACCTAGCATTGCTAAAGAGCTATATGAGTTCTTCTCATTTGAAGTACCGAATGCAAGATATATGCGGGCGGTACAGAATCGTATATGGTCCGGTCGTGTTCATCTATTCAGTCCTGCTTCTGGTAAAATCTACTTGGGATTATTTCCGTATGTCAAAAAGTTTTGCGAAAAGCAAGGATACAGAATCAACATCATCGGAACAATAGATGCCGAGAATGGAGTAGATAAATCATTAGTAAGAAAGTTTGTAACTAAACTAAAAACTGGAGTAAAGGTTAGACCATATCAAATAAATGCCATACATCATATTATTAACACTAATCGTGGCCTCATACTCTCTCCCACTGGTAGCGGTAAGTCTCTCATAATATATGCGTTGACCAGATACTATGTCGATTTATTGGTAGACAGAAAAGTTCTTATCATTGTACCAACAACAGGTCTTGTTGAACAAATGTATAATGACTTTGCTGACTACGGTTGGTTTCCCGATGAGCATTGTCATAAACTATACTCTGGTAATGATAAAAATACAAGCAAAGAAGTAGTTATATCTACCTGGCAGTCTATCTACAGAATGCCTAAGAGTTATTTTAAACAGTTTGGTGCAACCTTTGTAGACGAAGCACATCTGGCCAAAGCAAAGTCTTTGACAGGCATTATGAATAAATTACACGAATGTAAATATCGTGTGGGAACTACAGGTACACTAGATGGTACAGAGGTTCATCGGTTAATACTGGAAGGTTTGTTTTCTGTACATGAGCAAGTGACAACCACATCTCAACTGATAGAAGATAAACAGTTATCTAATCTACATATCTATTGTTTGGTGATGGAGCATATTAAACAGCAGAGAGTACGGAGAGAGTATCAGGCAGAGATAGATTTTCTATCTCAATATGAACCAAGAAACGAATTCATATTTAAACTAGCTAATACTGAGGAAGGCAATACTTTAATTCTCTGTCGGTACATTGTACAACTACAACGGTTACAGGAGATGTTAAAGGCTAGTGACAGGGATGTATATCTGGTATACGGTAAGACACCCACAGAGGACCGTGAGCTAGTTAGGGGATATGTAGAGAATGGAAAGAATGCTATTATACTTGCATCGTATGGTGTATTCTCAACAGGCATCAATATAAAGAGACTACACAACATTATATTTGCATCACCATACAAGTCGCAAATCAAAGTGTTGCAGTCAATAGGGAGGGGACTGAGAGTAGCAGACGATAAAGATGAGTTGAAAATCTTTGATATTGCTGATGATATGTCTAGGGGTAATAAAGCAAACTATACCCTAAAGCATCTAAAAGAAAGAATAGATATTTACAACACACAGGGATTTGATTATGACATCATTCCCGTGAAACTAAAAGAACATAAATAATAAGTATGGAACAACCAGAAAACGGTGTTTATAAAGTTCTCAAACTTGTAGACGGTGCAGATGTTATATGCAAAGTCGTAGAAGAATATGCTGATGCGTTGACTATAGAAAGACCTTTCGCTGTTAAAACAACTCGCGAGTTTGACCAAGAAAACCAACAGATGGTTGACCATACTGGGTTCGGCCGATGGATGAACTTTACTAATGATAAGGAGTTTGTTATATTTAAGAAACGTATTCTTAGTATGGGTGATTTAGCTCCCGAAGTCAGATTCTATTACAAACATCTTGTTACTAAATTAATGATAGAAGAACAGAACCAAATTGAAACTGAAGATGAAGCCTTAGCTAAGATGAAACATCTCCAAGAAGCTGTTGCAGAATTAGCTGATGATAACGCTGATT